CCAAGAAGCGGAGCGTCAAGGCGTATCCCTTAACGATGCCCGGATAGAATGCCTCTCAATCAACGGGTATTCTCATAAGATTTACAATCCTACCCATGATAAGTTCATCGAAGTCGAGGGCGATAAAGCCCCGGCCAACCTCTCAACGGCATTCTCCGAGGCCAAGCGGGCATTGATCCAAGAGGGGAGCTTGTTGGGTTTCCAAACATGGGAAGAGATGCGTAAAGCTTGCAAGCCGGTTGATCCTTTGACCGACGTTAAAAATGCTCAAAAGAGGATCAACAAAGCTTTGAAGTCTCTCAATAGCCAAGACTGGAATGACTACGCCACTGGCTCAATTGAAAAGCTGGCTGACGAGTTGGAAAAGCTGGTCAAATAACACCAGCGACCTAAACCAGACAGACTAGGAAGTCCCTTGCGTAATGCGAGGGGCTTTCGCACGTCTGCGTTTTCGTTCCTGTTTAGTGACACTAAATAGACTTCCTGTTTAGTGACACTAAATGGCAACGAAGTGATAACGTAAGGAGTGAAGAGTGATGCGTAAGATTAAACGTAGGTTGTATGTAGTGCGTGAGTTCATGCCTTCCAAGCGTGGCGATGGCTGTTACAAGCGTATCTTTTATACTCTTGAGGAGATGACGGGATGCTGAAGATAACAAACGTAATGGACGGCAAGGTACTGTGGGACTGTCAGTTGATAGGTCGCATTAAGTATCACAGTCGTGAGCGTCAGTGGTCAGTAGACTTGACAGGACGCGAGCCTAAGCGAGTGAGTAGGGTGGATGATGTAGTGAGTTACCTTCACTCGTTTGATTGGTCTGTCCTTAAAGGAGATAAGAATGGGTGGAGACGTACGATATGAACTACGTAAGCCTGTCTATTTTGTGGATGTGTAACTTACCTCATCTTGTTGATGTTGAGGTTTAACTAAGGAGAAGTGAAATGCAACGCCAACGAGCAAAAATCACATTGGAATTTTCGGTTGATCTGGACATGGTTCCAGGTTATTTAAATAAAATCGAGGATTGGGAAGACTTAGCCGTCAAAGCCCTTTCTTTAAACTCTTCTTACAATCCAGAGGTTAAGATAATCTCTAGTGAAGTGAGCGAAGGATGGAAGTAATGTTCACAGCCAACGATATTCTAATCATGCTCATCGCAAGCGTAATGGGCGCACTTGTAATTTTAACCATAGTATAGGAGTATAACAAAATGTGTGATAACAAAGTTTCTTACTACGTTTCCCTCCATTATCAACCTGATTGGTGGAAAAATGACTATAAGGAGGTGTTTGTCAAGTGCGGCGACACTAACCCCTTTGGAGGTCAGGCACTGTGTAATAAGTGCATAGATGATCCCGCAATCAAGCAACAGCAAGAGAATGCTGACGCTGATAACGCATGGCTTAAGAGTGCCGGATGGGGAGAAATGTAAATGCTGAAAACTGATTTAGCCATTGGGGACAAGGTAGCCTATTACGGTGGCCTTGGTACTGTGATAGGCACAGTCGCTGGCTATTAAATTAGCAGGGGCTTTCCGGGTATCAACAACAGGAGACGAAAATGGCAATCGCCTTAAATTCCACCCGCCACACAAAAATTGATGGCTACCGTCTTTGGGTAAAACGTGGAAACCGCACTGGAACATTTTACGGAAATAAAACTTATAAATGGCATGGCACCGTAGTAAATGAAAACGGGAAAGTGATATGGCGCGGAAAAGTTGATAAAAAAATATCATGGAAATCACTTTTAAACCTAGCAACAAAGAAGGTATCAACAACAGGAGATGAAAATGAAAGGCTATAAAACAGTTTATTTAAATCAGATGCAAGACAAACTGACCGAAGAAAACAATCCCATCATTGATAACGGAGTCAACTTAGACTTTGAATACGGATACAATGACCCGTGGCCCAACGAGCCTACCAATGCGGCTGATGTGCGTGAGTACTACCTACGCATAGCCAGTGTCACTAATCAGGGTTGGATAGGTATACCTACGTCACACATCAAGTCTCTATTGAATGGGAGTGGTGATGATGCTTAAGGTACGCCGCTTCACAACTATGGAGATGGGCATACGATACAAGTGTGTGTCTGTCTTTCTCTTTGGGTACGTTGTCTTTCGTACTCGTAAGCAACTCAAACCTATAAGAAGATGGAAGGAGCTATACAATGTATGAATTAGAAGGACACCTAACTCTACGTACTATACAAGTAACTGCTCATCGTACTGTACAACAGAAAGCTACCTTTAATATGGTGGCACCTATTGGGGCGCCGGATGAGACTCAAAAGTATATATTAGATAACCTACATCTAGTACCTGATAGTGAGTGGTATAATCAGGAAGTAGATAGTTATAATCCAGTCAATGAATGGAGGGATGAGAAAGATGTATGACATTCGCAAAGACCGTAAGAACTGGGATGGTCCTCGTCAATGGGGTAGAGAGTACTACTCTAGAGATGGGATGGGTATGTATGTGCCTGTTCTCTTCATCCCTTACTTTGATTGGGAGTACAACATGAAGACTGTGAAGACGGGGCTACTTGTTGGTGAGTACATCGACACTCCCTTCAGTATTATTAAGAAAGGTATAAGAGATATCCTGGAAGACAGGTGGAGAATACTTAATAAGTTTCTGAAACGTGAATGGTACGAGGAGTTTATATGATGAAAGTATTCCAAGAACATAACGATGACTTCTTAATGAGTGACATGGACACTGAAGCGAAGGCATTCCATATCGAGAACAGCAGTAAGATGATCCTTACTATTCTTGACAATGCCTACTCTGATCCTGTTACTGCCACCATTAGGGAGATATGTCAGAACGCTAGTGAAGTGGACCCAACATTCAATGTTCACTTACCTACTGACATTGAGCCTTGGCTTGCCATCGTAGATAATGGTGGTGGTCTTGAGCCTGATGAATTGGTACGCCTAGCTAGTGGTGTTGGTGCATCTACCAAGGACGGGGATAACACTAAGGTAGGTGGCTTTGGTATAGGTATGAAGGTACCATTCACCATGTCTGACCAGTACACCATCATCAACAGGTATGGTGGTAGGACGTACACCTACAGTGCATACAAGGATGAGTTCGGTGAGCCACAGTTCAGACTCCTCTTAGACAAGAAGACTGAGGTAGGTGTGGAGTGTGGTATTGAGGTACGTGTACCAGTAGAGAGCAGAGAGTTCAGTGGTGTACGTAACAAGATCCCTCAAGCCTTGAACTATTTCAATCCTCGACCTACCACTAACACTGAGGTGGACTGGGTTGACATTGAGTACATAGTAGAGGGTGTGACTCCAATTAGTGACACTAAGTGGGGTGTAGCCGGTCATGATCGTAGCAACGAAGTCAGGTTTGGCCGTAATAGTCGTGTCATCATGGGTAACCTATACTATGAGATCGACAGTGGACAGGTTCGTGAAGATTACGGCGATGTGTACGATAGGATACTTGGTCATGCTATTGACCTTTACCTACCGATAGGATCAGTGCAGTTACCACTATCAAGAGAAGCTATCCTCTATACACCTGCAACTCTAGCTAGAATAAGAGGTGTGCTTGATGAGGTACGAGATGTGTTAGCTAAAGAGGTACAGACAGAGGTAGACAGTAAGAAGAACCCTTATGAAGTGATGAAGTTTATGCACGATACCTCTTCACTCTATAGCCGTATACTCAAGGACTGGTGGCCACTGTATAAGGGAGTAGAGGCACGGCACCATATGGAACTACCTTACCCATGTAGTGAGGGTATCTATATTATCCAGCCTGATAGACTAGCCCTTAAGTCCTTGAATATGCAGCAACATCGTGTCAAGCCTACTAAGGACGGGAAGATTATGTTCCAACGGTACAGTAAAGATTACCTACCTATGTTGGTGCATAAGGACAGCAAGAGAGTACCCTCTCGACTGTTGCAACACTACAAAGATACACAAGCAGGAGTAGACAGGGAAGAGAAGACAGTGGTGCTGTTGTTTGTGTATAATGATACAAATCTAGCCAGGATGCGTAGGTATATCTATGCAACTTTCGGTTGGAAGTGTGATATCTTTGATGATGTAGTGGGTGAGTACAAAACCCCAAAGGGGAGTGCTGCTGTTAAACGTAAGGTTGCAAGGGTCAAGGAGTTTAGTCTTGATGGTTACATGGGGTACAACGAAGGTATCAAGGACATGTGGCTGGATCACCCTGACCTCGACACCAGTACATCAAGAGGTATCTATGTGGACATACGTAACGGGTACTTCCATGAGTGTAGGTATAAATTTGTTAATCCTGAAATGGTACGTGGGGCGGTACAATCCCTAAAGGATGCAGGGTTTATACCTAGTGATACTAAGTTGTTTGGTATCCCCGGCTCACATAAGAACAAGCTTAAAGACTCTTGTAATTTCATGCACTTAGACGACTGTATTGATACGGCACTTGAACTAGGTCATGAGCTACTGAGTAAGAAGGACATACGACAGTACTCATACCATGATAGTCTTAATAGATTCATAAGTACTAATAATAATATGTTTAAGCTTGACATCGATGTGGATAACAGCTATTATACTAAACTATGTAGTCACAACAAAACCTTTAAGAACTCTATAAGGACTACTAGTAATTACTCTATATATAACAGCTTAAGTAAACTTAATAGTCTAATAAGAGGAGAAGCCTATGTAGACTACGAAGATCAGATAGAGAGTAAGTTCTTTTCTCGATACCCTCTACTGAACCACCTATCCTTCCCGTCTTACTATGACGGTGATGAGTTAGAGACACTGACTAACGACACACAAGACTATATCAATCTTAAAACCAACTGTAAACTCAACATATAGGAGCCTACTATGACTAACTACATTGGACATCTTGTTACCTCTTCCGCTATCACCATCACCACTTCGGAAGAGATCTTAACCGTACCGTCTAGCCACATCTCGTACAATGAGGTGCGTGAAGCTATCATTGAAGGTGACTTTAATATAGCTATCGCTCTCGCTGATGCTGCTCGTACTATCAATACCTTCGGAGAGGGTAAGGTAGTAGTGAAGGATGGTGTTGTATTCTACAATGGGTTGGAGTTACACAACTCTCTCACTCGTAGGATTGGTAGCATGATCAGTGATGGGTTTGATGTTAATCCAATGGTTCAGTTCCTTGAGAACCTGATGGAGAATCCCAGTGGTCGTGCAGTTAAGGAACTCTATACATTCTTGGAGTGTAATGATCTGCCTATCACACCTGATGGACACTTCCTCAGCTATAAGAATGTAGGTGAGGACTACACCGACAAGCACAGTGGTACCTTCGACAACTCCATTGGTATGGTCTGCTCTATGCCTCGCAATGAGGTGATGGACGATCCTAATCAAACCTGTTCCTCTGGTCTTCATGTCTGCTCTATTGAATACCTCAAGGGTTTCTGGGGTACCAGTGGACACACAATGGTGGTTAAGATCAACCCACGTGATGTTGTGAGTGTACCCGTTGACTATAAGAACAGCAAGATGCGGGTATGTGAGTACACTGTCGTTGCTGAACACATGAATGGTACGGAAGACACGTTGTCTGATACCTCAGTGTGGGAAGAACAGTATGATGATGATGATGATAATGGTGGTTACTAATGGCACTCTGTCACATCTGTAACGTGGAACTCATGCCTCATGAGGTGCAACGGGATGCTCAAAGTAAGTGGAAGCCTTGCTTTGAGTGTTTCCAAGCAGCCAATGAAGAGGTTAAGGAGAAAGCCAATCATACTATCGAGCAACTCGAAGCCTTTGAGCCTAACCTCGTTGGCTTTCAGTTTGACAAGGATACTATGTACCTTGAAGGAGAAGGTCTTGTCACTATGGAACGGTGGAATGAAAGGAGAGATGAATGGTAAAACTCTTACTCAATAGGCTAGCCAGTCTAGTCAACTGTCTTGAGGGAGGGTAACCTCATGCACAACAGGTACACTAAAGATTGGCACGACAAGGAACACTCTACGTCCACTGCCATATCTAAAGAGGAGTGTAACTGTGGCTCCAGTGATGGCAATATTCTGTACGATGACGGCCATCATTGGTGCTATGTGTGTGATACATACACTCCACCACCTCTAGGATTTGAAAGGAATGATAACGTGCTAAAGTTTAATGCACCCGAAGAGAATGACCTAGACATAGACCTCGATGACTCTATGCTTGGGCCTATCAAGGATCGTAACATCATCAAGGAGACAGTGGCACACTACAAGGTACGTCTTGACCTCGATGAACACGGTGTAGTCACGCACCACCACTACCCTTATATGTCTAAGGACGGGGATATCATAGCGTACAAGACACGCACTGTGAAAGGTAAGGACTTCAACATCAATGGTCCTTCTCGTAAGTCTACCCTGTTCGGACAGTCAGCTTTCACAACGGGTGGTAAGTACATCACTCTATGTGAGGGTGAGATAGATACGATGGCTGTCTTTCAGATGAACGGCTCTCGTCATCCCACAGTAGGTGTGAAGTCAAGTAGCGAGGCGTATAAGAACTGTAAACGTAGCTTTGACTGGCTTAACTCCTTCGACAACGTGATCATATGCTTTGATATGGATGAGCCGGGGCAGAAGGCAGCTAAGCAAGTAGCATCTCTCTTCCCTAAGAAGGCTAAGATAGTTAAGCTTGGGCTTGGTGATGCAGGTGAGTACCTTGAGGGCCATAAGGAGAAGGACTTCATCGAGTTGTGGTGGTCTGCTGAGATGTACAAGCCTGATGATATTCTCGGTGGTGAAGCAGCCATGTGGGACATCATCATCACACCTCGTGCAGAGGCAGCGTTCCTATATCCTTGGGACCGTTTGAATGATGTGACGTACGGTATGCGTAAGGGTGAGTTCACCATCATCACAGCAGGTAGTGGTACTGGTAAGACACAGGTACTACGTGAGATTAGTTACCATGTACTGAAGAACAGTGAGTCTAAGGTAGGTCTTATCTATCTTGAGGAAACAGCATGGGAGACAGCAAGGGGCCTGTTAAGTATTGATCTTGATAAGCCTACTCATCTACCGGATACCCATGTCACTGACACTGAGCTACGTGAGGCTAACGGTAGAACGTGGGGTACTGATCGTGTCTTTACATTGGGTGACAGTTGGAGGGACAACAATGTCGATTACATCTGCGACAAGATCAAGTACTTTGCCAAGGGTCTCGACTGTGAACTCATCATCCTTGACCACATCTCCTTCATGGTCTCCGACAACAACGGGGACGAAAGGAAGATGCTCGATGAGATCGGACACAAACTCAAGGCCCTGTCTATCGAGCTTGACATCCACCTCCTTACTGTGGCACACTCACGTAGACAATCAGCCAAGCCACTTGAAGAGGGTGGAATCACAAGCCTGTCTGATTTACGAGGCACCGCTGGGCTTGGTCAACTTGCGAACATTGTCATGGGCCTAGAGAGAGACGGGCAGCATGAGGATGAGGAGATACGTAACACCACACTGGTAAGGGTACTCAAGAACCGGTTCAGTGGTATCACAGGGCCTACGTCCTACCTTAAGTACAATAGAGACACAGGTAGGTTAACTGAAACTGAGAAAGTAACTGAGGAGAAGGAAGATGCCTAAAGATATAATGCCGTTATATATTAGTGTAGGTCAGACAGAAGAGTACTGTTTGTATCTGTTTGCATGGGGTCTGAATGACACAGGGGTTGTTAGTCTAAAATCTTTACTAGGCGTGTCTTATAACAGATACGAAGGCCTTGGGTTCTACTTATTAGGTAAGTGGTTCGCAATAGGTGCGCCTTGGGAAAGGTACGATGGCAATGATCTTGTTGAAGATGATGATGATGACTATGAACATCTCTGTTGCCCCTCTTTTCCTAACTGTGACATAGACCCGTTAGGTTGTACCCAAGCATCAGGTAGTGATGTTGAATGGTATGGTCATCGTGATTAAATTATCTAAGACAAGTAAGATGCCATGTGAGTCATGGTCTACTGAGGCTGTGACCACATGCCCCGGTGCTGTAGATGCTGAGGTATGCGAGGAGTGCTATGCTAATCGTAACTTCTACCTCATGCCTAACTCAGTAGCACTACGTCAGTTTAACAGACATGATTGGAAGCGTAATGATTGGACAAGAGATATGGTGGATGCTATTGGTGACAGCAGCTTCTTCCGTTGGTTTGACAGTGGTGATATATATACTGTTGGACTGGCAAAGAAACTCCTTGATGTCATTAAGCGAACTCCCAACACTAGTCATTGGATACCTACGAGAAGTTATCGTATCCCTAAGCTCAAGCCTCACATCACTGCTCTCAAGAGACAGCCTAACTGTGCAGTCCGCTATAGTTCAAGTAGATTTGACAGTTTCAACAAGCGTACTCATGGATCTGTCGTATACAAACGTGAACAACCAGCCGGTACGTTTCAATGTACATCGTATGAGCGATCCGGTGAGTGCGGTAGTTGCCGTGCCTGTTGGGACAAGAGTGTTAGGACTGTCGCTTACAAAATACTGTAATCTTAATGAAGTGAATGAAAGGAGTAAGTCACATGACCTTAGCACGTAAGACTTCAAGAGGTAAACAGTTCGCTATAAAAACTAGCAAGAAGAAGAAGCTTAGACTCACCCAGTCACAGAAGGCTGAGCTTAAAGAACGTATTAAGTACATCAAAGAGTATGAGCTTGGAGCTACCTCAGCCTTCATAATGATACAGAATATTGTTTATGACTACGACAAGGCACTGCATGTGTTGAAAGAGATGGATAGGTATGGCTAAACGCACAGTCGTATGCGACATAGAAGCTGATGGTCTGTTGTACAATGTGACACAGATATGGTGTATAGTGTGCAAGGACTGGGACACAGGTGAGATATTCAAGTGGACGCCTGACAATCTTAATGAGTTCAGTGAGTTCGCATCAACTGTCAATCAGTGGATAGGCCACAACTTCATAGCCTATGACGCAAGGGTGTTGAAGAAGATACTCAACATCAAGATCAAACCGTTACATGTAACTGATACCCTGTTGCTGTCCCGGCTGCAGAAGTTTACTAGGAAGCACAGCCTAGCAGCATGGGGTGAACACTTAGGCTTTCCGAAGGGAAACTACGAGGACTTCTCTAAGTACACTGAGGAGATGCTTGAGTACTGTGTCAATGACGTAGAGCTTACGTACAAGGTAGCAGTAGCACTAAAGTCCGAAGGCAGGGAGAGAGGAAGCGAAGAAGCAAGCAAGATAGAGAACCTAGTAACAAACTTACTAGAGGACCAACATGAGCTTGGCTTTGCTTTAGACGTACCAAAGGCAGACGCTCTCTTTGCCCACTTAAATAACGAAGCCAACACCCTGAGTGAGATGATACTGGATGTCTCACCTGACCTACCAATAGACCTTGGAGTTATCGAGCCTCGCTATAAGAAAGGTGGTGAGCTATCCAAGATCGGCCTGAAGGTATACGGCACTGACTATGAGTGTGTCGGTGGCCCCTTCAGTAAGATAGGATGGGAAGTCTTCAACCTTAAGTCAGCTAAGCAGAAGGTGAAGAGACTTGAACCATTCTGGAGTCCATACGTACCTACCAAGAGCGGAGAGTCATGGAAAATTTGCCCAGAAAATTTAGCAACTATCTATGACGATGCACCTCAAGAACTGAAAGCCTTGGGTGAGTACGCTATGCTCACTGCTAGGGCTAAGGAAGTAGAAGGGTGGCTCGATGCCCTACGGAGTGACGATAGGGTACATGGTGATGTACTTAGTACTGGTGCTGTTACTCACCGTATGTCACACCGTAGCCCTAACATGGCTAACATACCATCGTCAGGCTCACCATATGGAGAGGAGTGCCGCTCTTGTTTCATCACTGATAAGCCTGACACTCATGTTATCCTAGGGTGTGACGCCAGTGGTATACAGCTACGTATCCTAGCACACTACATGGATGACCCTGACTACACACATGAAGTACTGAACGGTGACGTACACACCACTAACTTAATCGCAATGGGCATACCCAAAGGAGAACTAATCGATGGACAATACACCTCTCGACCTATCGCAAAGACCTTTATCTACGCATGGTTACTTGGTGCAGGTGATACAAAGGTTGGGCAAATTATCGGAGGAACTAGCGAAGACGGAAGAAGAGTTAAAGATACTTTCCTCGCTAATACACCCGCCCTCGCAACCCTCAAACTCAAGGCCGCAAAAGCAGCTGGACTTGGTAGAATGGTTGGACTCGATGGACGCAAGATAGAGGTCAAGTCTGAACACTACGCCCTCTCATGCTATCTACAGGGTGGTGAGGCAGTGGTGATGAAGTACGCTATGATACTGTGGCACCACTGGGTCAAGCAACGTAACTTAGATGCTAGGCAGGTAGCTGTAGTACATGATGAGTTTCAACTGGAGGTACGGAAGGAGCAAGCAGATGAAGTAGGAGAACTGGTACGCAAGAGCATCATCCAAGCGGGTAAGCACTTTAATCTCAAGTGTCCTATGGATGGTGAGTATAAGACTGGATTGAATTGGGCTGAGACACATTAGCTGTTGACACCTACTTAATCTTCCTATATAATACTAAACAGACTAAGAGACTAACCAACCTAACCAACCTAACTAGACTACTCAACTTAACTTAACATCTCTGAAGGAGATACTAAACATGGCTATCTTAGGAAAGACAAAGATCGAAGGCAACCTGTACTGGCCCTTCCTTAATAAGTTTAACACCACCTTTGAACCTGATAATAAGAAGTACTCAGTGGACATTGGTAACCTCACCAAGCAATCCGTCAAGGACTTGGAGAAGATTGGTATTACCCCACGTAACAAGAAAGATGAACGTGAGAACTTCATCACTGCTAAGACTAAGAAGCTTCTCTCTGTCAAGGACGACAATGAGCAAGCAGTAGACTTGGATGACATTGGTAATGGTACAGAGGCAGAGGTTCTTGTCTTTGCTTATGATACCAAGTCCTTCCCCGGTCCCTTCAATGGCTTGGGTGGTATTAAAGTTACGCATCTGGTAACGTACAACCCGGATGAACTTGATATGGATGAAGAGTTCGAGAATCCTGACGACTAAGTAGCTCACCCTATGGGCCTAGGTAGCCATCAGCGTGTAATTGCCTAGGGTTCTGGTAAAGAGGTAGGTAGACCAGACAATCTTTAAATACGAAAGGACACAATATGAAAACCGTAGATACATTAGTAGACGACATCTATGCAGCAGTTGAAGAGGGTTTCGAACCTGACTTTGCATATGTCACTGACTTCCAAGAGGACGTAGCTGCGGCACTACTCAAGCAGTTCAAGCCAGCCAATCGTAAGCGTGGTAACCACCTACGTATGTCTAACATTGGTAAGCCTGACTGTCAGCTATGGCATGAGATCAATGAGACTGATGGAGAAGGTATCGATGCACAGACACGTGTTAAGTTTCTCTTCGGTGACCTCATTGAAGCTCTCATGCTCTACCTAGTTAAGGAAGCTGGACACAAGGTAACCCATGAACAGGCAGAGGTAGAGGTTAACGGTATCAAAGGACACATGGACTGTCGTATTGATGGCGTACCTGTTGATGTTAAGTCGGCATCTCCCTTCGGCTACAAGAAGTTTAAGGAAGGTACCCTTGCACATGATGACCCCTTCGGTTACATGGCACAGATCAGTGGCTATGCTGAGCCTGAGAAGGATGAGTCAGCTGGCTTCTTAGCCTTTGAGAAGGTGCTGGGTAAGATAGCTTACATGCGAGTAGATCGTAACGATATGATTGACGTACCCTCTAGAGTGGACCACATGAAGGAAGTGGTATCACTTGAGGAACCACCGGAGCGCTGCTTTGAGCCTGTCCCTGATGGTAAGAGTGGTAACATGAAGCTACCTACTAACTGCTCTTACTGTGCTTTTAAGAAGACATGCTGGTCTGATGCTAACGATGGTGATGGGTTACGTCTGTTCCTCTACAGTACTGGGCCTCGGTGGTTAGTAGAGGTAGAGAAGTTACCCAAGGTTCCTGAGAAGTTAGCTGATGGTACTGTTGTCTTCATTGACTACTCAACTACTGAGAAGCTTGATGACATAAAAGGTATCCCAGGAACATGAGGAAGTACCCAAAGCGAAGGAAGGGTAGCAAGTACAGGAGTGGGCTTGAGAGTAAGATAGCTAAGCAACTCAGTACCAAGAAGATTCCTATCTTGTATGAGACTGTGAAGCTAGCGTACTCCAAGCCTATCTCTCAGCACATCTAC